AAAAAATTCATTACTCTAGACCTTGGGAGGATTGTCCTAATAGGGTTTTAGTTTGGACCATACCTGCATATAGTTGTGTTCGTTTCAATTGGATTCCTACCGACCTGAAAGCTCGAAAGTTGAAAAGAGTTGAATATTCTGATAAGTTTAGATTAGGTTGGAATGCATTGATTTCGCACGTAAAGGATAAATTGGAAATAAGCTGTGGCCGTCAAGGTGAGGATGTCTGTTTCAATATGAAGAAAGAAGATTATGATATATTGATGGGATTAAGTTCGGCACAGTCTGTGACAACTCGTATGCTTGGTTTGGGATATCGAGAAGCTGGGATTATGGCGTTAGTTGGACAATATTTTGCAGGTAAAGAACCTCCCAAGAGTGATCCTGCCCGAGTGGGAAATCCCATAAAGGCAAGAGTCCATTGGCCGTTGGCCAGTGAGGTGGATGAACCCGAAACGAAGAGTAGGGTTTACGCTACGCCGATAGTTACTGATTCTAATGTGGTACCAATGATTAAGAGATGGGAAGCATTATCAGTGTCCTTGGAAAGACGGGTTACTTCAGTTAATAATAATAAAACACCGAGTCCGAAAATACAAACGTTTGCTCAAGAATTTGTACGTTTGGTGACTCCTGAAAATGGTGTTGGTGCTCCATATTCTATGGAAGAAACAGCTGAAAAACTGAATAAGCCTTCGCAAACTTTGGCTATTAAACAAATTTGGGAAACGATTGACATGGGTGTTCGAAGATTGATAGAAGCATTTATTAAAAATGAGCCATGTATGAAATCAGGTCGAATAATTTCATCATTTGCCGACATGAGATACATAGCTAAGTTTTCTTCGTTCACTTTGTCATTTCGTGATAAGGTATTGCACAGTGAACATAATGATCACTGGTTTTGTCCTGGTAAGACTCCCCAAGAAATAGCCCAAAAAGTATGTGATTACGTCAAATCGATTTTTACACCAATGGAAGCTGATTACGAGAATATGGATGGAACGGTTTCGGCGTGGATACAACGACATGTAGTGAACCCTTGTTATCTGAGATGGTTCCATCCCAAGTATAGAACTGAGCTAATCGGATATTTGGATATGCTGATTAGTTGTCCAGCTCGAGCCAAGAATTTTGGATTTAGGTATGATGCTGGTGTTGGTGTAAAAAGTGGCAGTCCTACTACTTGTGATGGAAACTCTTTGATTGATGCTTTTGTTATGTATTGTTCTGTGAGGATGACTAAGCCTTGGTTGTCAAAAGAAGATGCATTTAGAATGATTGGTTTGGCGTTCGGTGATGATAGCTTGTTTGATGAGGAATATCGTAAAGCAATGTTGAAAGTGGTCGATGATTTGGGTATGAAAATAAAAATTGAAAAGTTTAAACCTGAGCAAGGTTTAACTTTTCTCGCAAGAGTTTACCCTGATCCATATAATACAACGACCACATTCCAAGATCCTCTAAGAACATGGCGTAAATTACATATTACACAACGTGATCCGAACGTGCCAATAGCATCTGCAGCATTAGATAGACTGAGTGGATATTTGGTTACTGATGGTTTGACACCCGTGACGAGCCACTATGCACGTATGGTGACCAGATATTATGAAGGTTTGGATGATACAGAAACCGAAGAGGAACGTGGTAAGAGAATGACTGTTGGACGGGAGAAACCTTACTGGTTGACTGAGGGAGGATCGTGGCCCCAAGATGAGAATGATGTTGACTTAATGATTCGAGTTATTGCCGCTAGAACTGGGTTCGAGGAGGAAACTCTTAGAACATTGTGTTTGGAACTCGATGAATGTAATAACCCTTGGGCTGAATTTACACTAAACCGGAATGAGGAACCTAACCCATATAAAGATACATTGGATGAGGATGCTCTACCGTGTGGTGGCAGCGTGGACGATCGTTTATATCAAAATGACAAAAACAACATGCAATTACGAGCGCGTGGCGGGAATCCCCGCGGAGATGAAGGAACAACTTCAACCAATACTGTCAATGTTGAAGGCCGAAGAAGTAACAACGGTGGATCCAGGAGTGAAGAAAGACCTGGCCGCATATCACTCATTCCTCGAAGGAGTGACTTTAAAGGTCCAAAGAGCAACGACAAGTTTGTTGGAAAAACCGAAGGTTCGGGCGACATTAGAAGGAAAGAGCGTAGCCAGTTCAACAACAATGGATTTAAACTCCAAACTTCTAAAAGTGACGAAAATGTTGCAGGAACTTCATCTCGAGATAGGAAACGTAGACCTACTAGTGGATCAAGAGACAGGAGTGGTGACTCGCGTAGAGGAAACTTACGAGGAGTTAGCCCAACGGCTAACATCGGGAGGAAGCGAGATGCTACGAATGGG